ATTATAATGTAGAAATACTTGACCGCATATGTTCCCGTCAAAAGGCTCTCGCCAATGTTCGAGTTCGCAACCACTATATACTAACATATCCCCTACTTCAAGCAAGACTTTCGTTCCTGTTGGAGCGTTGGGTTTTACAATATTTTGTCTTTCATTAACAACATTATCTGCTCCTGTACCATCTATAAATATAGGCCAAGGATCACCACCTAAATTAAGTGTGGTAGATATTTCACAACTAGGTCTATCTTTATGTCGATGTAAACAATCACCTTTTTTGTAGGCTCTAGCATAAGAATATGTTGGTATTAAATCTAATCCTGTATGTTGTTTCATAACAGGCAACATTTTAACTAGTAATGTATCCATTACAAAATCACCATAGCAAGAGTAAGTATTAGGTATCTGTTGATCAGTCCATGTTCCAAGGATCGGGGACTGTGAGTGTATGTTATGTTCATACATATAACCTACTGCATCTCGTTTAAGTAAGAAGTAGTTTAATATAAAGTTAGCTAGATCGTATGATACAGCGTTTTTAATTACTTGATATTTGTGATCTCTAAACATTAAAAATTTCCTGTTCACTTTCATTACACAATAATTCTAAATTTAAACTAATTCTTTTATCATTTATTGATGGTTCTGGATTATGATCTAAAGAAGATGGAAAAATTAACATATCCCCATTATCAGGTTTTAAATATATTTGTTTATTATCTTGTTTAAAACTTATGCCTTTATCTTGAATCTGTAAATATATAACAGAATTTATAGTAGCAGATTTTTTATGATTATGCCAACCATTTTCATTGTACACACTATCAGTCATGTAACACCATACTTTAAAATTTTTATCTTTTATAGTAAAAGGTTTTAATATTTTTTTAGCACAATCAATAAATATTTTATAAAGAATATCTATGTATTTTGTTTGTACTTTAAAATTACATCCACCATATTCTTTTTTTCTTTGATCTATACATTCTTTAAGTAAATCTTTTTTAAAATTTTTAATATCTTCTTTTATTGAAAAACAGTGAATCATACTATCATACACTTTTGTAAAAAATTAAAAGACACTGATATTCTTATATCATTAGATTCGTTAGGATCAACACAATGCATTAACCAAGATGGAAACATAATACATCTTCCTGCAATAGGTTCGTAATGTGTTTCTCTAAATAGTCTTGCAGGTTTTTCTCCATCTTTTTGTCTGGGTCTAGACATACAAGCAACTGATCTTGGATCATCTATTTTTAAATGACCACAATTCTTAGGTGCTTTAATATAATAAACACCTGACCATAAAGAGTTTGGATGTTGATGAGCTCTATTCATTCCACCTGGTGGATTAATGTTGGCCCACATATTACCTAGTACAGGCTCTGAATCTAAATGTTCTTGATCATAAATAGTTTTTTGACAAGCATATAACATATCAACTAATTTTTTAAATTGAGGTTTTTCTTGCATGTCTGTTGTTGAGTGCCAACCTTGTACATTAGTTCGAACCACTCCTTTATCTTGTTTAGACCAAGCTACAATATCTCTCTCAAGTTCTTGATTAAGAGTTGGGTGTTCTATATCTGCAATATAAACAGGTGTTGGAAAATGTAATTCTCTAATCATTATTTAAATGGTGTCCCTCCAAACCACATAACCAAAGATTTTCTGTTGCCACGTATAACAGGTTTTACTCTATGTCTTATAAATGATGCAAAGAATACTGCGTGTCCTTGTTTAATTTTTGCAACTTTACCTTCAGCCATTAATTCTAAGTCCCCGCCTTCAAACTCATTCTCTGGTGATAACAAACAAGTCATAGATATTTTTCTTACAGGTGGTTCGTTGGTCATGTTTACATCATTATCTACATGCCAATCATAGAATCCTCCTTCTGGATATTCTGTGTATTGTGCCATCTCAGTTATTGTCATTCCATCAAAACCAAAATGATTACCATTAGTTGTTTTCATAATACGTTCAATGTCTTTGTACATTTCTGGTGTCTTAGAAAATGGTATCCAACTAATATGTGAAGTTCTAGTTTTAGTATCTATAACTCCACCTTTAATACCTTTGTTGTTTCCAACATAAGCGTCTTGCTTAGGCTCTGCACGTCCCGCTTCAATAATCATTTGACATTGTTTAGGTGTAAAGATTGGTTGTGTAGTCTCTACTATATAAGATTTCCAACGTGGTTCTGTTATCATATTAATATCCGTATTCTACCCATCCCGTTATTATATATTTATCATTCGACAGAGGTGGGTTGCCTCTATGAACGTGTGTAAATTGTGATGGCCATATCATTAATGTATTTTTCTGTGGTTTAAACCTACACTTTTGATATAAAAATTCTGTCTCACCACCTTCAGTTACATCATTAAGATATACCATAAAAGCTAGTATTCTATTTCTTGCTTTCATCTCAGCATTTTCACAATGCCAAAAATGATATCCTTCACCTACTTTAGTTTTTTGTATTTTAACCTCAAGTATATTATGTGTTGCTAATTTTTTTAAAAAAGAATATTTTTGAACATACAGAGGATACACATCTTTAAAAAACATATCTATAAACGGTTTATTATTATAGGTCATAGGAACATTAGTGTCTCTAATAGTGTCGATTGCATTATCTGATACTAACATTTCATCTTCACGTCTAGGATATACTGCACCTTGTTGCTCGCACTTATTAAAATAATTTGTATAATCATCTATTAATTCGTTTGGCATAAAATTTTTAAATACACCAATATGATTGTCTATATAATATTGTTTATCCATTAAGTAGCTCCTCTGTTTCTAATCGGATCAAACTGTACATCACAGTTTGCAGCAAGAGTTCGTCTAGTCTCTGTCGTTCCATTAAATGGATATACACAGTGCCTCATATCATACGGAAATATATAAAAATCTCTAAGGTCCATTGGTGGTTGATAATCTATCTTTGCAAACTGACCATTAGCTGCTCCTAATATTTGTAGTCTACCATTTTGTTGAATTTCACTTGCAGAATATTCTTTACCAAATGTAGATGGTAATTTTAAAATCATAACACTAGATAAACCTGTAAATAACATACCTCTATGAATGTGTGCTGGATTGTATTCGTGTTGTTTCATTTCATTAACCCAAATAGAATTTAAATGAGTTTCATAATCTTTAATTTTATTAAATGCTAAATAGTGTTTAAACACAGTCATAAAATAGTTTGTAACATTTTGAGGCAACATATTATGATTTTTCATCTTAGATTGGTCTTGACCATGATAGAATAAAGAATGTTCATTCTCAATCTTACCTACTAACTGACCATTAGCGGGTGCAAGGTTATGAAAATTTTGTTCATAGATCTGATTAATCGTAGTAAATATATCAAGCGGTACTTGATACTTTAAAATTGATTGACCTAAAAATACAAAATCAAATTTAAGATTTTGGTTTTCCATGTTGTTCAAGTTTTTCTTGTTCTTTATAACTATTCTCTAATTCACCAGATTTTTTAATTCTTTGTAATGATTGTAGTTGTCCCATTACATTAAATATTTCAGCCTCTGATGAGTTTGCGTTTAGTGTTTTTGCTTTCTCGTGATACTGTAATCCATAAGATTCAAGTTGATGTTGATTAACATCTTTGTCATTAAATGATCCATCATTAAATTCTTTCTTTAATCTAGACCACATTTTAATTTCTCTCATTCTATGCTTTGCAACTTTTTCCATAGAAGCTTTACTAAATATAGCTTCGTCTAAATCTATTTGATATTTAGTTTTTTTATATTCATCTTCTTCTTTTTCAATTTTACTTTGTAGCCATTTAATTTTTGCTTCGTTTCTTCTATAGTCAAATGATAATGTCATTAAGTTATCTAAGTACGATGACTGTTCTCTAACACACTGCCAATATTTTGATGCTTTAGTTGGGTATCTATTGTCTTGTAATACAGAAAACCTTGCTTCTGTTTCTGTTCGAAACATTTGTTTCTTGGTCCAAGTGTCACGAAGCTCGTCTACCATACCTTTAAAAGCAGATAGATCTTCTTGTTCTAATAAATTATTTAAATGAGTTTCTTCACCTTGTA